TTCGGGCGTGATCGAAGCCGGATGTAAGACGGTCATCGGCACTCGCCTCAAGCAATCCGGCATGTTCTGGACGGTTCGAGGCGCCAACGCCATCATCGCACTGCGCTGCTGCAAGCTAAACGGGCGCCTGGAGGATTACTGGGAGAATCGGCGCGCTGCCTGATTTCCACTTTCAAGTCGCCCACCCGGCGAATCGTGCGAATCGTGTCAACGGGCGAATCGAGGGAGGCAGCGGTTCGGCTAAGCCCGTGGCAGAAGTCGCTGAGCGCAAATTGGCGCTCGATAACGTCCGCCGAATCAAGGGCTTGCCGAACCCGAATCGAGGGGTGTGGGGTTTTGGCACGGGCTTATAGACTAGGGGCGCTGGTGACTGAATCGTGACCAATTGTGCCCAGGCTGGTGATGGCAAAACTTGTAATGATTGAAAACATGGTGGTCAGGCACGGAATTGAACCGCCGTCGGCCTTTTCAGGGCTGGACTCAGCCATTGCTATATAGTTCATTCCGCTACACTTCACCACGTTTGCGACCCTCGAAAACCCCGAATTATTGGGACCAATTGGGACCATCTGAGTATCAGTTAATCATTCCGAGTCCCGTCAGGCGGTCCACGACTCGCCTCTGGGACTCGGGTACGAACTGCTGGTAAATGTCTAACGTCGTGCTGGCCCGGCTGTGCCGCATTAGGGCTTGAGCGTCCTTTACGTCCGCCCCGGCCAGCTTCAGCCAGGTAGCGAAGGACCTCCGCAACACCTGCCAGTTGACCCAGGGAACACCGAGCGCTTTCCCGGCCGGCTTGATATGCCGAACCAAGATGTTGTTGTCCCGCATCGGTTGGCCCTTCTTCATTACCGACTGGAACACCAGGTCATCAGGTCCGGTTCCCTTGAGCGCAGGATACCGCCTTGTTGCCCGTCCCGCCTTGACTTCACCGGTCAGGATTTTCAGACGTTCGATCCGCTCTATCACGGCCGCGTTGACCGCAACCGTTGCATTGCTGGCATCGCTCTTGGGACAACCCCAATCACCCCGGCAGTACCGCTCGTTGATGGTAATAGAGTCCGCGTGGACGTTGCCCCACCTCAGCCCGATCAACTCGCTAACCCTCAGACCCGCGTAGACCGCTACGTACACCATCGTGGCGTAGGGCTCCCGGATCAGTTCCACCAGCACCCGAAACTGCTCGGGCGTGACGTAGGGCTTGGACCGCTTACCCTTCTTCGGTTTTGGGAGGGTGACTCCGGCCGCCGGATTCGTCACCAGCAGTTCATAGCGGACTGCCGATTGCAGAATGCTCGACAGCACGTCCCGGATCTTATCCACGGACTCATGGGACAGATTGGACTTGCCGAATGTTGCCAAGTAGCGGTCCACCGTCAGCGTGCTGACTTCCCGGAGGCACAGCCCGCCGAAGTGAGGGAGCAAATACTTACTGACAATACCCTCGTATCGGTTCTGTGTGCTCTGGGCCATTTTGGAAAGCACCACTGGGATGTAGACTCCTTCCACGAACTCGGTAAAGTTGGTTGCAGACCCGATGGTGACTAACCCCTGATTCATCGGGCGTAAGTGCTCGGCCGCTATCTTCTGAACCTCTCGCTCCTGCATCGAAGCCGGAGCAAGCTTGACTCGCTTCCGTTCCCGGATCCTCCTTCCGTCTTTGAACTCGTCCTGCCAATACCGTAGAACCCAGTACTTCCCTCGCCTCTTGGGCTTGGGTGCTTGGAACCTTCGGCGCGCCATCGCTTCCCACGCTCCTTTCGATGGCTCGCCGGCGTGTGTCTCGGCTGAGACGATACCACACCGCGATTCCGGCCCGCACTGGGGAAGTGAATTCATCTAGGTTGCGACAAAAGCGACCAAAGCGACAAAAGCTTGGTTTCAATAACTTACGGCCAATTTTGGCCTAACGGATTTGCGACCAAAGCCCCCCCTACCCCGCAAAACCACCGTTCCGCCGGCTTTCCGCCCGTCTGTACCGCCTCAGAACGGGCCAGCCCGGCCCGCTGGAGTACTGCCAGCGCGCGGCTGATGGTATCGGCGGACTTGTGGCGGTCGAACAGGTCACGGAGGTCAGTCCGGGTCATCCCCTCCGGCCGCCCCCGCAGCGCGGCCAGGATCCTGTCCGCGTCCGGGTTGCCGGTGGCGTCGCCGAAGATGAACCGCGCCGAAACCTCGCAATACCGCCAGACTTCCAAGGCGGCCAGGAGGTGGTCTGCACCGATGGTGCTTTGGCAGTCCAGCAGCGCGTACAGGCAAGCCAGGCGCAACGTGATGGCCTCTCCCCTCGCCGTCAGCGCTCCCAGCAGGCCCGGAACGTCGCGCGTCAGGTGCGGGTAGTTTGCGTCCCACAGCTCGCCGGCCTCGCTGTCCCACGTGATCCGGCCCGCCTTGCGCGCGGACTGGATAGCTGCACTCAGCCGGGTTTGGACCGCCGTCAGGTTCACAGGGTCCCCGCCGCGCGATAGGAGCTTCGAGCGCTGGACGCAGGCCCACATGATGCGGTTTCCGAACCCGTTTACCTGCTCCGTTTCGACCAGGTACTTCACAAGCTCATCCCGCGTGATGTGGCCCAGGATGCTGACATGCGCGCCCGTGGCCTTCTCCGGCCGGTTGCGCGTCGGGATGTCCAGGGAGCCGGTGTCGAAGGCGTCCCGAACTACCGCACTCAACGTGCTTCCCTCCCGCGCCATGACGCGCAAAACGGAGGAAAACTCCGACCCCACGACCAGCACCCGCTTATCCTCGACGCCGTGGTCCAAGATGGTGTCCTGGTAGCCGACTATCCGGCCCTTCTCCTTGATAGCTTCCTTGCCCTCCACCGGGTCGTGGACCATGTGGATCAGGCCCTCGCCGGAACTGAGGGTGCCTACCACCCGGCCCAGGTCCCAAGCCAGGTTGCGCCGGACCACGGCCCACGCCGTGCCCTTCCGGCTCCGGCTCGACTGCCCGACCAGGCAGGCGTACAGGTTCATGTGTTGGCACTCGCCGCCGGCCAAGTCGAAATACGGATTGCGCCCGATGGTGTTTCCGAACGCGATTAGAAACTGAATCAACAAACCGGCCGGGTCCGCCTCGGTCTGGGGTCCAGCAATCCGGACGAACTCCCCGGCCACGCCGATCAGCGCCGCCCCGGACAACGGTTTCGGCCACGGCGGACCCTCGGGTATCGGCGTCGGCTCCCCGGCCTTGCCGTTGACCTTGACGCCCAGGGTCGCCCGCGCCTCGGGCGTGATTTCAAGCGGCAGCACTTTCCACCTCCACGAGCGTCGCCGCGAAGCCTTGCTGCGCCCGCCCCTCGCTCACCCGGCCGGCTGCGACCATTGCGGCCGTCAGCTCCGGTTGCCTCTCCCGCCAGTCGCGGTACAGGGCAAGCAGCCCGAGCTTGTTCCTTGGTTGCCGATAAAACGTTGACGGCCGCTGAGGATGATCGCTGCAATTGGACTTGCCACAGGTGGGACAAGGGTACTGCTCTACCTTTCTCTCGATCGCGGCCGCCCGCAGCAGTCCCGTCAGGCCCGCCACTTCTCCCGTTCGCTGCCATGCAGAGAAAGAAACCCGCTCCCAGCGGGTCACGTCCAGCGCCTCCAAGGCGTGCTCCGCTAGCGCTTGTACCGCCTGAGCGAAGTAGGCGGCCTCGCGTAGGTCGCGCTCCTCAGCGCCGCGGGCCTCGGCATAGGCGCGCTTCTCCTCGGGTGATAGCGGACGGTCTACCAGGGGAATGCCGGCGTAGTCGGCAAGCCAGCGCAGCGCGTCCTGCCGGCTGCAACTGCGGGCAAGCTGGATCAGGTCCAGGACCCCGCCGCCCTCGCTAGTGGCGAAGTCACGCCAGGCGTTCTTCGAGTCGGAAAGCGAGACGTTGAACCCGTCCCCTTCGCGCCAGAAGGCACGGCCCCGGCCGTGGCGAAGCGGACCGCCGCCCAGGGCGGACCAGACTTCGGTGATCGGCCGCGCGGAAACAATTTCCGTTGCGGTTGTTTGTGGAAGTGATATAATGGACACGTCTAAGTACCTCTCTGGCAAAGATCAGGCCCGCCGGCGTCCAACCGCTGACGGGCCTTCGGTTTTTCCAAAACACAAAAAACGGGCGGATGGTCGCCCAAGGAGAATAGAAAACCACCCGCCCGTCGCGCGCGGATAAGGAGCGAACCGCACGAACCCTATTCGAGACCGCGCTTGGTCTGTATCACGAATTGGCGCGGCTGCTCGGTCTGGAGCTTCGCTATCTCGCCGTCGATCTGCGCGACGGCCGCTCGGATCTGCTCAGGGCTCCGGTTGCGGAGCGAGCGGCTAGAAGCGCCATGTGAGCTTGAGACGGACTCCGGCGCACTCAGCGCCCCGAGCAGCTTTTCACGCTCGGCTTGTAGTTCTGTCAGAGTCATACCTACGCTCCGGCATTCGCGTACGCGCCGCGAAAGTCGATGCCGCCGGCTCCGAAGTCCAGGCGCGCCTTGATCTCCACCCCGTCCATGTCAAAGCCGGCCCGCGTCTCCACCTGCACGCCCTCGAAACCCTCCAGGTAGGCGTACTCCAAAATCGGCAGCACGGCCGGATCGGCGAATACATACCACCGGGTTGCCGACTTGGCGTCAAGACGCGGGTCCACCACGAGAGTCAGAACGTTGGTTCCGCCGAATGGGTTGACATTCGCCGCCTGTGCCGGGTAGATCGTGGCGAGATAGTTCTCCGCCGTGGTCTCGATTGCCGCCGGCACAAGCAGGGAACGCGGTGTAGCATTAATGGGCGTGCTCCCGTCCAGGCCCTTTTGCGTGCGCATGGCGAGGCGCGCCGCGCCCAGGGTCGTATCGCTGATAGCGCCGCCGCTCCCCGCGAGGTTCCCGTGATCGGCATGAAACAGGTTCTTGGCATCGGCCAGCGTCGGCCCGCCGCCGCTGTTCTCGGTGAGCTTATCCACCAGGAAGCTGTTCTCAAACTCCATCGCCGCCAGTCCCCAGCCAGCAGCGATGTCGGCCAAGGCGGAAAGATCGTCGTTGATGATGGTCTGCCGGGTCATTCCGAAGACCTTGCCGTACGTGGCAACGGAATAGCTCTCCTTGCCCTCGAGGAGGCTCCCGCGCTTGAACTCTCCCGACTCGTTGACTTTTTCCAACGTCGGAAGTTCACCGCGCCGGAGAATTTTACGGCCCTTGAAGTCGGGATGTGACGGTCCGCGCCGGCAGACCACCTTCATACCGCTCGGCGCTACCTGGTAGGCCGCCGCCAGGACCTTCCCGGTCACGTCCTGGAGCAATAGCGGAAAGTCGGACGTGCTGTGCAGCGAACGGGTTACGATCTCGGCGTCACTGCCGAACGTGCTCAGCCCGCGCTCGCGGAGCAGCTCGCGGGCCAGATCGGGCAGACGTCGCCCGACATATGGCCGCGCGTCATTGGCCGGCTTGTGCGCCGGGTTGATGCGGACGTACACCGCATCGGCCATCCGCGCGACAAGCCCGTCCGTTCCATCACGGGTCACCAGGGGCGCGCGGTTGTCGATAACGACCGTGGACCGCGCGGCTTCGCCGATGATGGCTTTGCGCGCGTCCTCCAGGGATAGGTTGCGGGTGACAAGATCGTCGGCAAAAGCGGCCGACACGCCTATTGCGGTAGCGATACTGCGGATCTGTTCTGCATGGTTCATAGGTTCACTCCTCGTTTTTGCGCCGGCGTCGGCCGCCAGCGGCGTAAAGCTGATTTCCTTTGGTGTCCACTTGGTAGCTGTCTTGATGCGCGTCCCGTCCGCGCGTTTCTCGACCTTCCACTCCTGGACCGTGTATCCGACGCTGACGCTGCGGATCACACCCCCCCGGATGTCCTGGACGATGCCGGCTATCTCCAGCCGCTCGCCGAACCGAAGCCGCGCGACGCCTCGGGTTCCGTCCATGCTCGCGTCCTCGACAACGGCCAGGACCTCACGAACGTCAAAGCGGTTATGTGTGTTTAGGACCGATGCGCCCCGCAGCTCCGAAAGGTTGACGGCCTCCGGGTCCGTGCTCAACTGCTCTTGGAAGGAACCCTCCCAATCGTTCCTGAGTACCGCTGCGCCGGTCGTGAAAACAACCTCGATGGTGCGTTTCTCTTCATTGAACGTGCTCGGCTCAAACACGGCCGCCCGCGTCAGTATTTCGATCATTGCTTGTCACCTCCAGGACTTTGTTGCTCCTGCCCTTGTTGCGTGACCTTGCGCGCGTCAGAATCGAACACCAGCCCCAGCCGGTCCGCCCGCGCGTTGTCGGCCGCGATTTCCGCGTCCAGCTCCTCCGCGTCCAGCCCGGTCAGTGATACCGCCTCAGACCGAGACATAAACCCGGCCCGCACCTTCTGCACTTGCGCCCGAACTTCGGCGGCCGGGTCCAACATTTCAGGAAGCGGTCCGATCCACCGGACGTTGCTGTAATTGCCCTCCGGCAGCACGCCGGCCGCAACCGCCAGACGGGTCCAGGCGTTCCAGATGGGTCTACATAGCTGGAATACAAGGATGTGATGCTGAATGCTTTCCAGTTGCCGCCGGAACTCCAACAGGGAATGACGGCCCGACGCGAACGTCACTTGCGAAACGTCACCCGAGAGCAGTTCATACGGGACGTTCAGCGCGGACGCGATGGCGCGTAGTTGCGAGCGGACGAATGGCTCGAAGTCTCCGGTTTCCGGCGGCTCGGAGAACTCTACTTCCTCTCCCGGAGCCAAGCGAACCATGGACCCAGGCTCTAACGTGGGAACTTGATTTGTCGTAGTAAGAGGGTTAGATCCGTCCGGCGCCCTGACGAACCCGCCGTACAGCGCGCCCACTTTCGCTTTCACCAACTGGGCCTCGACAAACTCTTGTAATTCCCGTAATGGGAGCAGCGCCGGCGCGAGCCAGGAAACACCGCGTTCCTGCCCCGGTTGGATCGGCGCGTACAAGTGAATCACCCGCTCAGCAGGGACGCGGACCGACCGCATGTCGGGCGCGAGCGCGGGATGCTTCGTGTACAGCCAATATGCGACGCGCCGGCCCGCCGCGTCATACTCAATACCGTTTAGCGTCCGGCCGTCCACCCGGCTGTTGTCCAGATATTCCGCGCCCAGCAGTTGCAGTTGCAACGGGACACGAGCGCTCGGCTCGATCATCAGACGGATGATGGACTCACCGTCCGTCAAGGTGGACCGCAACGCGGCCTGTTGGAGCCCGTAGTAGTCATACCGGTCGGTGAAATCGGCCGCGTCCGTCCATCGCAGGAACTCACGCTGCACCGCAGCTTTCCGCTCGGCGTCCGCCCGGAACTGCGGCTTGATCCCGGCTCCCACCGCCCCGACTACGACGGTCTCAACGGCCCGCCGCGCCCAGGGATTGTTGCGGTAGGCGTCCCGTCCACGCGCCCTCAGAATGGTCGGATTCGTGATCGCCGCAAAATCCGCCGCTTGCGGGTTCCAGTTGGCCACCCGGTTGCCGCCGCTCGCCGCGTCCCAGGACAGGCTCCGGCGGTACGGAGACACCTCTACCGTCCGCCCGAGTAGGCGGTTTTTGATCCAGGTGAGCATTTGCGTTAGGCTCGCTCTGCCTTGTGCTTGACGATCAGTGGAGGACTGATAATGACTCCGGCTGCATCGCGGATGCGTTCAGTGGTGTGACTCCCGCCAGGCCAGTCTCGCCGATGGATGTCAGACTTGATCGAGCGAATACGTCGCAGGTTCCCCACTCCAGCGAACTGCCCCATCTTGACTATACGGAGCGCCTCTTTCGCTGAGACGGTCGCAATAGAAAAAGACTGTCCGTCCACCACTTTGCGGACCTCGACACTTTCGGCCTGCCTGGCCAGGATGCTTTTCAGATCGTCGCCTACAATGTGCATTGACGCACCTATCCTCCAAAAGCCCGATTCGGCGGGTTCCCGTTTGGAAAAACTACCCCCTCAGTTCGGCGAAACGAGCAGCTTACGACCGTCCGCCTCCGCCGCCCGCGTTTGCTCGGCCCGGTTGCTCTGTGACTCCAGCGCGTGCGCACGATCCAGCAGCACGCGCGCCAGGTCTCGCGCGTGAGCAGGCGACAGATTGAAGCCCAAACCTTTGCCCTCGACCAAAATTTCAAGGCGCAGATTCGCGTTCAGAAAAATACCCGTGGGGTTATCGATTTTCATTTGCTGCCCTCGATCTGCGCGAGCTTGCGCCGCAGTTTTTCTCTGATGCGATGAACTGGTATTACTGTGTACAAGTCCAAGTCGATTTTGGCAAGTGGAGTCGCACCGGCTGTGCTTTGATAATCACAGCCTCCCCGCCCATCGGGAGACACGATCAGATAGAAGTCGTCTCGCCTGAAATAGTCTCGATGGGTACGAATGATCTCTGCCGCGTGACTCGCAGATAACCCGGCTTCAGTGATCGCCGCCATCATCACGATGGCGAGTAAATCGTCGAAGCTGTAGCGCCGCCAGGTTCCAGGGTCCTGCTCGAAATCGAGCAGCCCCCGCAAATGCCATTGCCGCAGCGTCACCGGCTTGAGCCCTGTGACCGCCACGGCCACCGCTGGTGCGTAAGTTTCCATATCGCTTCCAGTGTAGCGCTTCCTGAAAAGCGTGTCAAGTGAAATGTTTTTGAGCTTCATGGAGCCAAGATTTCTGCTCAAGTGCTACTATCGGGCGAAACGGAGGACCCATCATGGACCAGCACACAATGAAGCTCGCGGATTTCTTGGAGCACCTCAAGAAACTACCAGCCGACGCAGAGCTTACGTTCGGCAAGGGAAACCTTCAGTTCCAGGGAATCAAAAAGCAAAGCGAAAAACTGTTTCGGATCGACCTCGATGCTCCGACCACCCCTCGAAGCTCGGTCGCCAGCTTCAGGCGAGACTAAACCTTTTGGGCAGGAAACCCTACCGCCCTACGAACTTTGATCGGTACACCTGGTACCCCTGCCCCTGCACCGCCCCCGCCTGCCTCAGCGCGTCCATGCGCGCCGCCTCTACGTCCACGTGTACCCCATGCGATTGCAGCCCGTACACCGCCGCCAGCGCGTACACCGCAGCGTCCCAGATCTCCGCCCGTCTGCCCTTCCGCCGCTCCCAGACGCGAACCGGAACTCCCCGTCTGTATTCGGTCCTCAGGTACTCGCTGTTCAACTGCTCGAAAAACGCCAGGTCCGCCGTGGTCGGAAAGTGGATCCTCCCCGCGCCCTCGGTGATCCGCAGCCGCGCTTGCAACGTGGTCTTAAGCGAGTCCACGCCCACCACGTAGACGCGCCCCTTCGCCGCCTTGCTCTGCTTGCGCGGCCACACCGGACGCCGGCCCGCCATGCCTTTGACCGCCCACACACGCCGGCCGCGCCGTTCGTCTGCAAACCGGCAGACCGCGCCCGCGTAATAGCCCGAGTCGATGGCCACAGCGTGAATCGGTGTCGGCCCGAGCACCGGATGCTGCCAGGGCGCCAGCAGGAAGTCATCCAGCGCCGCCCACAGGCCCGGCGCCGATGGATCGCCCGGTATGACCCGATGCACCATCAGCCAACTTTCCTCGCCGCGCCCCCAGCCGTACACGCTCACTTCCGCACGGTCATCCTGGATATCGACCCCGGCCGTTAGCAGCGCCGCGCCCGCCGGCAACGCCGGCCCGTAGGCCTCCCGCCGCGCCAGCAGATCCGCCTCAGTGACGTTTGCCGCTGCGCTGTCATCCCACAATTCCGCCAACGACGTGTTTATGAAGGCCCGCAACCTTTCAACGTTGCCTTGCGCCTTCAGCCATTCGTCCGCCAACTCGCCCCAGGACCGCCAGGGCGAGTACAACTCCGACAGGTGAAACCCCGCGATCCCCGCGCCCGGGTTCGTGGCCACCCATCGGCCGCGCGCCACCATCCCCGCTTTCCGGTGGTGCGGTATCAGTTGCTCGCAGCGCGCACACCTGTATTCCGCCTCTTCCGGCTTGTCCTCCGGCCACTCCACCCGCGTCCAGACAAGCCGCTGGAATTCCCCGCACTCGGGACACGGAACCTCGTAAAACCGCTGGTCGCTTTCGAGCCAGGCCGCCTCAATTCGAGACGCGCCCTTGACCGTCGGGCTCGACACCATCACGATCTTGCGATTCCAGAACGTCCGGGTCCGCGCGATCGCCAGCGCCGCCGGATCGGCCGCGATGCCAGCCCCGCCGCGCTGTTGGCCCCTACGATGGTGACGTGGCCGCCCAGGAAACGCCGATGATAGATCGTGCTCCCCGCGTCCCGTGACTTCGGGTCCGCTACTTTCCCCTTCAGCACCGGCATATCCCGAAACATCGAAGATACGCGGTCTTTCGAGAACGCCTCCGCCATACTCAGCGTCGGCTGCACCACAAGCACCGGCCCCGGCTGCTCCGCAATGACGAACCCGATCAGGCAAAGCAGCGCTTCGCTTTTGCCCATCTGACTGGCCCACACGAGCACCACCTGCTCGTAGCCGCTCTGCGGGCTAATGGCGTCCAGGACCTCACGCTGGAAAGGGAAGGACTGCCACGCGCCCGGTTGTACGCTGCCCTCGCTCGACAGCCGCCGATGGCGATCCGCCCATTCCGACAGCGGAACCCGCTCCGGCGGAAGGACCGCGCGCGCGACGGCCTCGACCGCCTCAGTTACCGTTGCGTAGCTCATCGGCCAGCGTCCTCAGAATCCCCTCGCACTCCTGGTCCAGCACGGCCCGCGCCTCCTGGAGGCTGCCCGCCGCGTGAACCGCCGGCGCAAGCTTGTCGGGTATCCGCAGCACCGCGCCCCGAATCTTGCCGGCGACCTTCACCCAGGCGTCCCGGACCTCGGCTGCGTCCACCAGCTTGCCCTCCTGCTGCTCCACCTTCAGTTCGTGGAGCCGCGCCAGCGCCCATTCCTTGCGCCTACGGGCCTCACGCTCGCTTTGTTTCGCCGTCGCCATAGAGTCAAGGTCCTCGCCGCGCCGTCAGTCGCGCCACGCGCCTCTGGCGCGCACAGCGGGCAATGCTCGCCGCAGTACCAGCCCGAGTATCCCGGCGGGACGTGCAGCCGCTCCGGGTACTCGCCGCAACAGTCGCACGGCGCGGCTATATTCTTTGTTATCAAACATTTCTGGTTCATTCTGTTTTACTCGATCCGGGCCAGATGCCCGGTTTTTGCCCCTTGCAGCTAGGTACACGGCGCAACTGTCCTACCCGCGACCGATGGACGGTCAAAGAATTACTTGACGCCCCCCCTTTGGGACCTTTGGTCGCAATTGGTCGCAGGCCCTCTGGCCGCTAAGCTATTGATAATAGGCTTTGGTCGCTAATGTCGCTTTTGTCGCAGGTACACTCTGAGAAAGAGGCTTGCTTGGATGTTGAGACACACGCCACGCGAGCCTGAATTGGGACCAATTGGGACCAAAACCGGGTTCAGCGGGTTTGCAAGTGCTTGAAAACATGGTGGCCAGGGACGGAATTGAACCGCCGACGCCAGCCTTTTCAGGGCTGCGCTCTACCAACTGAGCTACCTGGCCTCTGGTACCTTCTTTTCTTCATTGTAAAGGGGCACACCCAAAGCTGTCAATGGGGCTTCGACTGCTGGGTGCGCGACACAGAAGTGGAGGTTATCGAGGTTGCCTTGGTTGCCTTTTTTTTGGCGCCGGTTTTCTTAAAGTGTTTTATACTGTAAGACAGGAGGCCTCCATGTTGGAAAACTTGCCGTCCCTGGTCCACGACAGAACCAAAGTGCTGCAGCAGATTTCCCAGTGGGG